ATAAACTCACCTTCATCATAATATTTTTGAATTTGATCACAAATGGATGGATCCATCCACATCATTTTACGAACCATATTTACATACCTGCAGCAGCTTTAGCTTCATCTAATTTTTTCTGGTCTTCTTCAATCTGAGCAATCAATACCTCAACAGGATCAGTCAAGTGTGATATAGATGGTACATTATAATGTGGTGCTGGTCTTGAGAACTTCAACGCTAACATAATATACTCATGCATGATTACATCTAATGAATTAATATCAGCACCAGTTCTATCAGATGCTGGTGGGAATTGAATGAACTGTTCATCACTTGCTAGGTAAGCAACACCAGCATTATGAGGTTGGTAATGCTTTTTGTAAATAGCTGGATCAATAGGAAGATCAATCTTAGCTAACACATGTATACCACTCTCAAATGCATCAGGCAAAGCTCTTACACGTGTTCTATAATCTTTCCACTGTAGTTTTTCTTCAGCAGTAACAGGTGCATCCTCAAGCATTGTCCAATCAGATGTATGCAAGAAGAAATCTCTCCATGCTTTTATTCTTGTTAAGGACAACCCATTCTCTTTAGCAATTACTCTTTTAAACTTGGTATCTATATCATCTACCTGTACTGATAGTACAGCATTAAATGCTTCTCTAATCTTAACAACAAAATCTCTTGCTGTTGTTATGTTTGGTTCCTCAAATATATAATCCTTCCAATAATATTCACCAGTAGTATGGTTACGAACATACTTAGTTTTATTACAAGTATATGATTCAGTTGGAGCATCAAAATACTTAAATGTCTGCAACCTATCCTTATCAGTACTCCATAAAGGATCTAGGATTGGAGCAATATACTCAGCCCAATCACCATCTGATATTGTTTTTGTAGTAATACCACGAGTTATAACTCGGTTAGTACCACTAATAATTAATGTGTTGTTGTTTATCGTAGACATTTTTATTATACGGGTTGTTGATAGAACCAGCCTGTTACAATATATTTAGTTCCTTTGAGAACCAAATTACCTCTATGTGTATGTGTATAACCAGCAGGCCATATTACTACTGTTCCTGTGGTAGGTTTAATCCTTCTCTTTTGATAGAAGAACTCAGTCTCACCACCTTCAAAATCTTCATTAAGATATATCATCCATGTAGCAGTTCTATTTGATTCATTGTATGATCCATCTTCATGGTGAAATACATGATAACCACCTCCCTCTGGAGTTTGTTGCATCTTAACATGCCAAGACGTTAAAGGAACTGACCCTAACGAATCATATTCTGTGCAGTAATGGTTTAATGTAGATTGTAAGTATTGATTAACTTGAGATGCAAGAGTACCATTCATAGTGTCTATCATACATCCAAGATCATTACGACCCAATTTTCTTGTCTTGAACTGATTACCACCATTCATTGCATGTTGTTCAAGATCGTATGCATTGCTAAGAGGCATATCTCTCTCACTATTTGTTATGAGTGCTTGCTGCTGCCATGTTTCAAAGAAAGTAATCAGATCATTACAAAAAGCAGGTGGAACAAAATTATCCCACACTCCTATAAAATCATCAAACTTTCCTTTATCACCCATTAAGTTCATGGGTATGATAGGTGTAACCATCTCACAATAGTTAGATGCACCTGCTGCAGTTATCGCCATAATTTAATTTACCAAGCTTTAATAAGATATTTTACTCTAAAGTATTTTAACACGAGTGGAATTGGTGTACGTGGAACAATACCAGCAGATACTGTTATTTGTTCAGCACCAGTTAATGTAAGTGTACCATCATTTACAGTCATTGCAGCTGCAGATGGTGTAACTGATAATGTTTTATCAATGTTAAATGATACTGCATCACCATTATCATTGTTTAGATTTTCATTGACTTTGTTTTTACCATAAGGATTGGAGTATGCATCACTGGTACCTGGATCAACAGCCTCTTGAGGTGTTTTATCAGCAGCATCAGTTGCAGGATATGCCCTTCCACTTCCCCACATGATTCGTACTCCACCACTTCCTCCGTCACCTGCAGTGGCTTGAGTATCTGTACTAATAGGAGTATTATAGCACGAACCACCTCCACCGCCAAGAGCTCCACCATCTCCACCATTAAAATGTGTATATGAAGACGTGGATCCAGTAGCATCTTGTGAGGTTGCAAACACAGTTCCAAGTCCACCACTAGCACTACTCAACTGCCATGCTATACCACCTGGATTATCATTAATTGAACCCACACCAGTATTTGTTAGATTCCATGATAACTTATATGTACCAGCAGGAACAGTACCAAAATCCAAATTAGTATCATTGATACCATCTGTTATTGGAGTAGGATTTTTCTTTACTCCATCCCAATAGACATCAGCTGTATCATCAGCTTGAACCCTCAACCATAACTGTGTAGTTGCAGTGATATTAATTATACGCTGTCCAGTTGTTACCTGATTTAGATATGGATCTGAATTAGCTGGATTTGTAGGTCTACCCTTGCAAATACCATACTGCTGCATAAATGTAGACCACAAAGCAGTTGTATTTGTTGTTGGGTGAGTTATCATCCAGTTATTATTATTCTGTTGAGGTGCAAATGAATTTTGACCAGCAACACCACCAGAACCTCCTCCACCACCAGTCATATTTCCACCATCAGTGGATTGATTTGGTGGAGCACCAGCAACACCATTAGCACCTTGTCCTTCTAATCCTACTCCACCACCTCCACATCCACCAGTGGTTAGGCTAGTATGTGATCCAGCTCCACCTCCTCCTCCAGAACCAGCACCAGATACAATAGTTCCAGTACCACCATGAGTATTACCTCCACCACCATTTCCAGAATATCCACCTGCACCACCACCACCTCCAAATGTGGTACAATCTCCTCCATTACCACCGCCATCTCCAACAAAATCTCCACCATTCTTAGATGTATATGAAGATCCTCCTTTACCTCCACCACCACCTTTAACAGTGGTAGCAGATATGAAATAACTATCTTCACCTTCAGGCCAAGATGTTGGGTATGCTGTATCTGTACCAGCACCACCTTGACCTACGACTACTGTATAACTGGATCCTGGTGAGACTACTATATTATTCTTCCATCCAAGGCCACCACCACCACCAGCTTGTAGTGCACCTGTACCACCAGCTCCACCACCAACACAAACAACACAAATAGATGTTACACCAGCAGGTGCTGTCCAACCATATGTTCCTGTTGTCGTAAATTCTACCTGACCAATAGCCTCCTGTGTACTTCCACTAGTATATTCATGTGCATATGTAGGAGATACATCATACGAGTACTGTGCCTGTGTAGGTGAGTTTGGATCATTACCTCTTCTTGGTCTATACTCAGTGAAATAATGTGAGTGTTCAGCAGCAAATCCTCTATCTTCAGGAACCCATTGTTGAACTGGAGATCTATTGGTGACATAATTTGGTGATGCTGTATCATCCAGAGCATCTCCCTTTTCGTATGTCTGTGGTCCTGCCTCACTACCCAAAACCAAATGAGTATGTGGTGGTGGTCCACTTAATGTATGTGGTTGTAGAGGTCCAATCTTTATAACTGCCTGACCAGACAGTGTTCCTTTAACAAATCCTGTTACAGCACTGTATCCAGTTACACGAACTGTCCCAAACCCATACTCTTCAAGTTGCCTAGCTCTGCTAATATACCATTCACCACCACTAGCACCAACTTCCATAGTCGATAAGTCTGGTGTTAATGATCCAGCTCCATCAATACCATCGGGACCATTGACTCTCTTCATCCTCATGTCTGGTAAATTAAATGTACCAGTGAGTTGTGTGTTATCACCCCAATCTCTCAAGTCAACTAAAGTAGGAGCAGTTCCACCATACTTATTCTGTAATGCATCATACAATAAAGGAAAATCAGCAATATTTAATTGTCTTCCATCACAATATAACCAACCAGGATATTGGTACTCAACCTTTGTTGCATCGGTAGAATCACTAGCATCATATGCACCTACAAAGACAGACATGATAGCTCCAACAGGAGCACCAGAGTCGTTGCTCATATCAGAATAATGATTTTTAAAGGATCCTCTTTCTCTAGGCATGTTAATACTTTATTAGAAATTCCATAACAATATATGGTGAAACAACATCATCAAACTTATTTACACCAGAAGTACTTATGTTAACCGATGCTTCAAGACCATCTGGTCTCACAGTTGTAACAGCAGTAGTACATGCATAGTCAGTATCACCTACATCTCTATCAACAATATGAGAGTGTGATGTACCATCAACAGTATCTGATCCTGAAGGTACTCCAGTTGTTTCCTCTACATTTCTTGCAGTAGGATATACTGGATCCATTATATCATCATTAACAGTATCATATGGTCTTTGTTGTCCCACATTAATAGTTGTATTAAGAGGCCATGAATCTTTATCTACTACATCACTACCAGATATTTGTTTACCTTGTGCACCAGCCATTGTTTTCCACTGACTTGGACGGAAATCATTACCATCTTGTGTTTCGTTTATCTGAGCACCATTACGAGTTGCCCATCCTAAGAAATGGTTATCAAAAGATCCACAATTACCACCATTACACATACCAACTCCATTGGGATATAATCCAGATGCAGCACCTTCATAATACTGCCAATAATATTGTGCAACCTCATTACATAGTCCACCATTAGGTGCATTTCCAGCACTAACATTAACATCAGCTGCAGCCATATAATATGGTGTAGATCTATTAGGAAACTCAGCACTTTCTTTTACTGCAACTCTAGTACCACCAGAAAAATGTCCATGTGATCCTATAGCACCAGAACCAACAGTGGTAGTCTCAGTAGTAGTCGGAAGTGTCCAACCTATTGCACCAATCAAAGCAAAATTCTGTGGTGGTACTGTAAACGCACCATTAAATCCTATAGTAGCAGTATTACCAGCATTAGAGAACATCTCAACACCAACACCTGCTTTCTTTATAGTTGTTGCATTCTCTCCTGTACCAACAACCTTATTAATATTTCTATATGATCCTACGTTAGATGATGAAGCAGCTTCGATATGTTTTGATCCCAGATCAGGAACTTGAAATTGAGTAGCTCCAAGCACTTGATCAGTCTTTTTATACAAAGATCCATCACCAGTTCCAAGTATCCTTGCAAGCTCTGGATAATCTCTTTCATCATAAACAGAACCATCACATCTAATATAACCTGCTGGTAACTTGTCTATAATCTGTGCGAAATTAGGATCATTATCAGGAATACTAACACCCCAGTTAATAATAGTACCAGGTGCATTACCTAACTTAGATCTCTCTTTCTGTAGAAACTTCATTAATATGCCCTAATAAGATACATCATACTAACTGCTGGAGTCTTTACATCCACATTAATATTTAGTGCAGATGGTAGGTTCTGTGGTGCAACTGTTGTGGGTTGACCAGACAGTGTACTATCAATTTGTATATCATCAACAGCTACAATTGTGGGTGGTTTAAGGAAACCAGCATTCATTGTAAGTTGGAATGAATAATGAGTATGAGACTGTTGCTCTGCGTGATACTCATTATTATGATTCAAAGCAGCTGGGAATGTTTTGGATGTAGTTTGATCAGCAGGATTGAATAAGTTATTAGCAATATCATCTGCTTGACCCTGATAACCATACCAGTTCTTATCATTCAGATTTGCTTCCCTTTGGTTACAATTATAGACTGAGTTAACATTACTATAAGTAGCACCTAAAGGTCTAGGCATAGGTCCTTGCCACACAGGTTGTGGGTTGTATTGACCAACACCACCAGTATTATTAGGATTGAGTGCTGGTCTACCAACATCAACTATAGTTTGACCTGCAACAAATCTTGTTACTAAGGCAGTACCTTGATTACCAGAAACAGTATCAGGACTACCCGAACTTGGTGGTGTTGATGCAATAACTGTTTTTTGCTTTGCATTACCTTCTACATTGGTAACAACTTTTGGACACTGAAAGCTTTCAAAATATCCACCATCGTCTTGAACATACCTATAACCACTACCTGTATTACCAATAACAGTAGGGTTGCTATGTGTATGAGGTGGCATATGATCCTTACTTAATTTTCTAGGTAAAGTATGGAATGTCTTAAAATAGTTTGGTGGATTTATTGAAAAATTTCTAATTTGTCCAGTTATACTACTAGAATCTGTAATGGTAAAATTTATATCAGCATTAGCATTATATGATGTACCAGGACTAACACCAGATCCATCACCTTCAATTAATTTAGTAGCACCAACTCCTGTTGGTGTTAATACATCTGGTACTGATGGTAAAACCCAATCTACCTTTAATTTTAAGTCATCTCCCCCTGAAGGAAGTGAAGCAGCAGGTATAGTTATTACATCACCTGTAGAGTATCCACCACCAGCATCCACTATCTTAGATAGTCCAGCTCTACCTTGAGCATCTACATCAATAGTTATTTGACATCCAGTTCCACCACTAGCAGAAGTTACAGTAAAATTATATGTTGCGGCTGATCTTCCCTCATCCACTTCACCATTAGTGATAGTCATACCACCAACAGCACCACTCAGATATGTCTGTCCAGCTTGCAATGCAGCAACACTAACATATGATTCTTCGTAGTCTGCTAATAGTCTAGTATTTAACTGAGGTAAAGCAAATGAATCTCCAGTTATATACTCTGGATATGACCTACCATTAAGACCATTAGTAGGTCCATAAGTATTACCCAAGACAGAAGCAAGTATTGGAAAATTTATAGCTTCTAATACTTGACCATTGCATTGTAACCAACCTTTTGGTATTGTACCTTGATCCCCTGACCAAGGAAGGATCGTGCCTATTGACGATCCTCTCATTCTTTTTTCTGATTCGTATTGTTTCATTGATTATAACTCCACGAGCCACCATCCTCTAAAATTGGATGGTATTGTTCCTGTCTCTGTTCCATCTTTTGCTCCAGCGAATACGAACCCAAATCCAGCATTTCTAGTCTGAACAATCATTTCACCACCTTGATATGCACTACTTAGGCCACCAGCAAGTGTTCCAGTAGCATCACCTTGCATTTGTACACCAACTGGGGCACGAACGATTAATGATGTAGAGTAAGATAGATTACCTCCTAGGTCAATCATCCTAATCATATCACCAGTCTCTGCATCTGCTGGTAGTGTGAATACTGCTGTAGCAGCAACAGCAACGAAGTAGTTCTTACCAGTTTCAAGTGTTGCGTCAGAAGATTTGAACTCCCAGTTAAGTCCACCATTCTTACCAAAGTATCTATCAACACCAAATGCATCAATAGCAGCATCCTGACGTACTCTTATTAGTCTATCACCACTGTTACCAAGACCATTAATTTCTAATGCCTTAGTATTATCTGCTGATGTACGTGCTTGAGGAAGACTGTTAATAGTGACTTGACCACCATTAACTGTTAGATCACCAGTACCGATTGCAGATCCAGTAACACCAATACGTGTATCACCTGTCTGTGCATCTACATGTAATGTAGCAGAATCTGTAGATGGGAATTGTACTCCAGTTGTACCACTGAATACAGAGAAGTCATCATCTATTTGTAAGTGACCAGAGATCTCAAGATTACCAGTAGATGCCTGTAGATACAGAGCCATCTTCGCATCGTCAGCAGAACCTGCTGCACCATCATTCTGTACTCGTAGATTACCAGCTAACCACTCATTACCTCCCTTATCAATTATTGCTTTAGGAGCAGCCTCAGTACCAACACCAACGACTGTGAACTTACCATCGCTATCAATAGTTAGTCTAGTGTTAGCAGTTGGTTGACCATTTATAATCCTAAACTGATTATCAGTAGAGTTAGTTGATGCATTGCCTGTTAGATTTATACTAAAGTCTTGAGCACCAATTATAGTTGAGTCTACACCACCAAATACAGAATCAATTACGAAACGATCTTGTTGTGCACCATTGTTAACACTAAACTTCTCAGCATTAGTATCATTAACAGCAGTGATCTTAACAAATTCACCAGTACATGAGGGTGTGTTAGCACCATTCAATCTTAGGTAGTCACCAACACTAAACTGTCCACCAAACTCAGCAAGTGATACGAGATTAGCACTGAAGTTAAGGATAGCAGATCCAACACTACCTGAGATTGGAACAGCACCGCCATCAGGATCTAAAGATAGATTAAACCTTGTGACGCTATTACCAGTGTCATTCACTGCGTTCACAACGAAGTAAGTTGATGTAGTATTAACTCCTACAATGCTACCAACATTAGTGAAGTTAACTGCATCACCTGTTCCCAAATCATTAATAGGAACCTCAAGTGTATCAGCATTATTTACAAGATTGGATAGAGTAGGAGTTGTAGAACTCTGTGGTACTCTACCAACTAGGTAAGTAGCATCATTAGATCTTTCAAGCTTGTATATAACATCATTATCTGCATGTATCGATACAGTTGTACAATCTATGCCTCTATTAACTGGAACTATCCTTGTATTAGCATCAGCACCAGGTGAGACAACCTCAACCAATTCTGTGTTAATGATAAGAATATCACCAATCTCTATTCCTCTGACGTTGTTAACTGGTAACCTATTATACTCAGCATCAGATGAATTATCTGTCCATTGAGTTGTACCAGTACCAGTATCAACTAAGGTATTCTGTAATGTAATACCAGCAGATGTTCCTGGAGTACCTCCAACCTGTACAGGTGCTCCCCCTTCAGTTAGAGAGATCTGGAATGTGCTACCAGAACTACTAATAACAAAGTATGTTGCTCCTACTGTAATACCACCACCAGAGAGTCCAGTAATATCAGTGAATTGAACTGTATTACCATTTAAGAAGTAGTTTTCATTTACAGAGATAACTCCATTTGCTGCAACACTAGTGATAACCTGAGCATTATCAATATCAGAGACATACTTATAGAAATCAACATTGAGATTCTGTAAGCTACCAGCAGCGTGAGCTACCTGTGATGTATTGAGTTGTTGTCTATCAACTGTAACAGTACCACTGTTAGATCCACCATGCATAGTTACATCACCATACATGTCTGTATCACCATTAACTTTCAGAGAGTTTCTAACCTCTGTAGTACCAGCGACACCACCAATAGCAAACTGTGATGCTCTAGTTGCAAAGTTTACAATAGAACCAGCACCAGCTCTGGTGAATAGGTTGATAGTCTGTGAATTAGATTGTAGATCACCACCATTAACATCTAAATCACCATCAAGAATGGTTTGAGCATTCTTAACTGTTAGTGTTGAGTTAGCAGTGTTGCTAAATGCACCACCCACTGTGATGATTGACTTATTAGTAGCACCATCAACAACTGTACCAATGTTAATTGTTGAATCAGTAGATGATGTGTGTACATTTAATGTTGTATCAGTAGATGATGTACCAACATTAATTGTCTGAGGTGATGTTGCATCCTCAAAGAGGTTTACATTAGTTGCAGCACCACCAATATTTAATGTGGTTGCATTAGTATCAAGGACATTGAAGGTTGTTGCATTAGTAGTAATACTTCCACCATCAATGTTTACATTACCATCTATGTCTGCGTTAGCAATATCATTACCAACAGTTACTAAGTGTAATGCATTTGTTTCACCTGATCCTACCTTGATAGTAAGAGTCGCATCTAAATCAGTATTAGTTGCGTTAATACCTACTCTAGTTGCAGCAGTTGAAACTCTAAGTGTTGCTAAGTTATCTGATGTGATTGAATCTCCACCAACGATCAATGCGTCAGTAAGACCAGTTTCAGTCTTAGTTGTGGTTGACTCACCAATATAATTATTGATTGCCTTACCACTAATGAATGTATTACCAACAACATCCAAGTTCGCTCTTGGTTCTTGCTGATTGTAAACTACACCGCCAGCAGTGTATGTTAAGAACGCATATTCGTGTGCAGCATGTGCAGTACGAGCAATAGTGTTAACACCTAGTTTGAACTGACCATAAGAATCAGTTTCTGTTCTAATTGCCTGAGAACCAATTACACCAGTTTCCTTCCAACTTTCGTCAGATCTTTCAAGAATAGCAGTTGGTTGAAGTGTAGGATTCCAAGTAAATGTAGTTGTAGCAATGGAATTAGCGATAACAAACTCACAGAACCCATTATCTGCACCTGTCTGATCTGCCTTAGTAATAACCCACTTACCATTAACACGTGGATCGGAGAACCCTTGAATACGGATTGTCTTACCAACACTAATATTAATACCACTGTCTGAGTTAATAAATGCACCAGACCAATGAATCTGGAGAGTATTACTACCATTAGCTAGAAGTTGAAGTATACTTCCTTCTGGAATAGCTGAGTAGTAGTTAGCATATATCCAACCAAGAGAACCACTTTTCTCAATTGATTTGCCCTTATAGAGTATGTCTCCTGCTTGTGGATTAGCAGCTACATCAGTAGAATTGTAATATCTTACAAACTGACTAGCATCGAATGGAGATGGACTTGATCCTTGATATGGTGTCCTATTACTAGGTTCATTCTCTGCGTAAGAGAAGTTAGTACGTATACTATACTCTTGACCTGGGAATAGTGCTGTACCACGACCTTTTATGTGATAAATTGCCGTGGAAATTTTATTCCTACTTATGGTTATATCACCTTGATTTCTATCAGCCCAATTACCTCTGGTTAATGTAACATCTTCAGCACCACCATCACTTCTTGGGTTAGCAAGTATACTTAAGGAAGGAACCTCAGTAGGTGGTTGTGTACTAATAATTACTCTATTATTAAAGTAACCAACACCCTCAACAGTAATCTTATCCTTAAATGTAACAGGAGTATCAAATGATGTTACAAGTGTGGTAATAATATCAGTATCATCTTCAGATGAAGATAACACTGCTTTCTCTAGGAATGTTTCTTCACCAGTGATAGCATCAATCTTCTTGTTACCAATGTATAGGTCACCATTAGAGTTAAGACCAGTGTAGAATACAATACCACCATCTTCACGTTTTGCTTGTGCGTAGTAGTCTTGGAACTCAGATAAGATAACTTCTTGTCTAGCAGGTAGACCAGATGAATAGTTACCTGGACCAAAACCAAGGTATTCAAACGTATGGTTACCAGATCTAGCGATAGATGGTCTTCTTAGTTCAATGTATACCTTCTGATCATGAATAGATGCAGCATCACCAGCAATAGGAAGTCTCCTTTGCTCTGAACCAGCAGTAGCATTACCTGTAAGAGCTTGAAGTCCATTAGTTCCAGTGTAACTATATCCACTGAAGTATCCTGTCTGAGTTAAGTCTTCAATTGTTTCCTTAGTCATTGACCTCTTATAGTCATTGACCCAGACAAGACCATGTGTATAGTTGTCTGCGAAACTGTTAGCAGCAGGTGGATCTGTAATTAATGTATCCTTAGTACCATTGTTGTCTATAACCTGATACCATGTAGGATCATTCTTATAATCTAGTGGGTATAGTGAGGAGATAGGTTGAGAGAACTTAAAGTTCTGGAAGTTACCACCAACACCAGCACCACGAGGTAGAGGTGAAATGTTACCACGAACTGCAGTTAGATAATAGATACCATCTTGTTGTCCAGAAACACGTGATTGAATTGTCTCACTCTCAAAGATATAGAATGTATCATCAATGTCTTTAACATCTTCAACAGCAGAAACTGTGTAGGTGTTACCTACAGAGTCATTCATTGTATCACCAGGTGTGATGGTGAATACGTTAGAATCCCCTACCACATAAAGATTGTTAGATTTACTATCTCTACCACTGTTAACATCTGACTGTTGATCAGCATACACAGAACCCTGTTGGAATCGTGTATTTACTAAAGAATTATATGTTGGTCTAGCACTTACATCCTTAAGGATAATATAATGCTTAGAACCTACCATAAAGTATGCATGGATATATCCAACTCCACTACTACCACCAGTCCATTCTACTATGTTAGTAGGAGAAGATTGAGTCTTACTTACAGCAAATGCACCTGCTTGTGGAGCATTAATCTCAACAGTATGGAATACTGTGTTCTTTAAGTTTGGTGCGTTAGTATCATCAACTGTAAGATCAGATACAGTAAGCTGTAGTTTCTTAGAACCTGTTGGACCTATTTGCCTAGCAGAACGAATACTGAATCGAATATAGTTATCAGTATTAACCTCCAAAGCATAATTATCTGGATCATATACATTCTTAGCACTTAATGTACCAGCTTGTACTGCATCATCAAAGTCTGCCTTAGTCATACCAAGACTTTCAGTTGAGTTAGCAGACTGTGGGTTACGGAAGTCAGCAACATCAGGTGATCCACCAACCTTTTCAAGTGTAATATTCTGCGGAATTAAATTACGCTTCGTATCAGTACGGATCTTCATTACGAATCCGTTGTTTGGTTCTCTTACAGAACCAGGATAATCCTTGGGTTGTACATAACGTAAACGATAGATACGATCATCTGCCTTACGATCATCCTTAAGACGAGTGTAGTAAGAATCAGTTGTCTGTGTTTGACCTGAAGCAGGATCATAGTCATTCTCTTGGATCCTAGTGATTATGTTATCATCTAAACTAGTTTCATCCTTAAGATTCAAGTACCACAATCCATCGGGTATCGTTGGAATTCTAGAAGAACTAGTATCAACAAAGGTTGGGTCAAACCTCATTGGTGATGTACGCTTGTTAGCGAAGACATACCATGATTGAGCTGGGTTGTTGACTAGAACTACCTCTGGTGCACCAGTGATAGCATCCTGTGCAGTAGCAAAGATCTTAAATGTATCTTCTGTCTCATACCTTACATAGTACTCTTGAGTAGAAGATACTTGAGATCCACCACCACCAGATATTGTAGGTAATACACCTGTCTGACCATCAGATCCAGTATCTCTAAAGAAGATCTTCTGTAACTCAGCAGCAGGGATACCATTTGTTGGCTTATCAAATATATGAGCAACTTCTGTCTTGAATACAGTACCACTAGACCCATTGAAACCAACTCTATACTCATGTAAATCATATGTTGTGTCTAGTACATACTGTTCGATTAAGATCTCAACATCGTCATCAAGAGATTCAGTCTCTGGTGAGTAGATGTATATACCAGCAGCTGCTGCTTCGGGTGACTCAGCAAGCATCAACTTAGTTTGATCACTACCATCAAATATACCACTGTATACAGCAGAATCATTGTAGTTAAATGGTTGTGTGTTACGACCTGGAGCAATTACATAGTAAGCTCTGTTAGGTTGGAATCCAAGTGGTAGACGAATGTCTCTCTCATCTGGAGTCTTACCTGCCTTAGCACGAGCAACAAGTCTAACTGGGGTTCCAGTCTCAAACTTATGAGGGTTAGTACCACCAGCATCAACAGTGAATAATGATGAACGCTGTGCAAACTGATCAGTAGATGTACTTGGATTAGTTCTAGGAACAGCATTTGGTGTTGGAGTTGATTTAGTTGTAGCAGCAAACTGTCCAGCATTATTAGAGTATGCTGTGACTGAATCTGTAACAGCACTAACAAAGGTATGTGTATAAGCACCACCAGCCTTCACAGCAAACTGCTTTCCACGTACAAATGTATGTGTGTAGTTACCACCAGTAGAAACAGAGGATCCAAGAGCAGATACAAATGTATGTGCTGTAGTGTTAGAAGAAGTACCAACATCTACTGTAATTGTAGTTCCTGTTGATGCTAATATAGGTAATGATGTATCACTAGCAGGGTCAGATGTGCGTGGATAAGTATGGTTACTACCATGACTATCCTGTCCACAAGTAAATGTTAATGAATTATCAGCAATCTTAACAGACTCACCAGCAAGTGTAATAGCATCAGCAGCAGCACTTACAAATGTATGAGCAGTGACGTTAGTAGAAGGAACAGTAGTTAATATCTGAACATCAAATGTATTTTCAGTTACTTTAAGAACAGGCAACCATTTTCCACTTGCAGGGTCACTAGCACGTGGATATGTGTGGTTTGTAGCATTGCTATCTTCAGCACAAGTAAATGTGAATGAATCATCAGCAATTCTTACTCTATCTCCTAGAGAGAATCCATGATTAGCAACAGTAGATGTTAAGATACCAGTTGCAGGATCATAAGCAGCATCAGTTGCTGTGTGAGTGCTTGGTCCACTAAGAGTATGACTACCAATAGTAAGAACCATCTCACCAGTGGTAGGAGTAAATGTAGCAGCAGTTGGTGTGTATGTAACCTCTGGTGTAGCACCAACAGCAACAGTTATAACACCAGTCTGTTTCTTAACAGCACCAGCAGATGCTGATACGAAGTTATGAATAGATGTATCTGGTGAAGGTGATACATTAATTAAGAACGTATCAGTAGTAGCAGTAGTGATCTCCAACCATTCCAATGAAGCTTCGTCAGTTGCTCTAGGATATGTGTGATTACTTGTATTGCTGTCCTTAGCACATGTAAATGTTAATGAATCATTTACAAGTTTAACCATACTACCAACTCTAGTAACAGAGTTGTTACCAGCAGAGACAAAGGTATGCACAGATGTATCAGAAGAAATTCCAATCTGAACATCAAATGTATTACCTGTTATATTCTGTATAGGGAGTTTCGTATTTGAAGCAGGATCAGTTGCTCTAGGATAACTGTGGTTAGTAGCATTACCATCCTTAGCACATGTAAATGTGATAGAATTATTAGCAAGGATAACACTAGTACCAGTAGCAAACTGATGATTAGCAACAGTAAGGGTTAATATACCTGTAGTTGGGTTGTATGCAGCATCAGTTGGTGTATGTGTACTACGTGCTTTGAATCCATGACTAGCAACAGTAAGTACAAGCTCACCGTTTACTGGATTATAAGATGCATCAGTTGGTGTATGATCTGTCTCTTCTACAGCAGAAACAGCAACTGCAGTGTTGTATGCTGGATCAGATGTTCTAGGATATGAGTGAACAGTTGCATTACCATCCTGAGTACAAGTAAACTCTAGAGCGTCCTTCTCTAACTGTAATGTATCTCCTGTAGAAATATTGTGAGCACCAATACTTAATACTAGGTCACCATTAGCAGGGTTATAGGTAGAATTAGTAATATTATGTCCTACTAATGGTGTTGTACCAACATTGAAGGTAACAGTATCAGCAGTTATATTAGTAATATCTCTGATATTATTCTTATATGCTGGATCTCCTACACGTGGATATGCATGATTTGATCCATGAGAATCCATAGAACAAGTGAATGTTATTCCAGCAGTATCAACTCCAATCTTATTCTGAGCAGATAAACCATGACCAGCCATAGTCAAAGTCATATCACCAGTTGCACCATCGTATGTTGCACCAGTAGGTGTGAATGTTCCTAATGCCTGAGATGTAAGTCCAGCAGTATCGATACCATACTCTACTATTTGGAATAGAGTAGACATTGCTGAGATAACATCAGCACAATATACTGCATTAACAGGACTAGGATCAGTTGTAATTGATGTATCTTTTGTCTGAGTATATGATGTAGTTACGCCAGCTCTAGGAGTATACGTTACATTTTGAATAATTGCAGAAGCAATCTGTTTCGCTTTTCTGAAGGTATAGATTGACTGCTGTTCTTCACCCTCAAGGTGAGCACCTACAACATATAGATTAGCAGCATCCCAAACCTGATTATTTGAACCAAACTTTACGTTATATGCAACTGCCTCAATGATATCTACAACGTCATCAAAACAGTTAACACTACCACCAGGTACTGTATGAGTAGGATACTCAATCAACATATCCTTGACTGCTACATCAGCGATGTAGTTCTTGTTAGCAAGTAATAGATCATGTGCATCAGCATAACGATCACCAACTGGGTTAATACCTTGGTTAATAGTTGTCTTGATGTTGTTCATCAAGGTTGATATACCCTGTGCAGTAGCATTACACTGAGGATATACTGTATCCTGAGTAATATTTGCGTCTACAGAACCTACTGTGGATGAGAATACACCTTTACGAACACCATTTTGATCTTCTAGTGAGAACCATAGGTTAGCAGATGCATTAGTTCCAGTAGCATTTGCAGCAGCACCTGTAAAAGGTGTGCTTCTTTGTCCAGCAACAACGCTACCAATTTCAATAGTTGTTGAGTTTACAATATTCTTAATGTAAGAATCAGTAGGAATATTTGCTGTTGTTAAAGTATTAGGATCAGCAGTTGTATTATTAGAATTAAGTCCTGTATATTCCTGAACCTTCATACCAATAACAAGTCCAACCGTAGTAGGAACTGTTACCAATGAAGAGTTATTAGAGATAGAACATCCTGTCTGTAGGAATGTCCAGTTACGTACTGAAGCGATAGCAAGATCACGAGCATACTCAAATCCTTCAATGGTCTCAAACTTTTCACCATCAATATAATTTAACTGACCACCAGTGAAATAGGATTCAGCAGCTTGTAATGTATTGATGTTACCACCAAGACGTAAGTCTGAGATAACTGCATCAAGAACTAACCCAACGTCTCTCTGACATTTACTAATGATAATGTTCTTAGTAAGAAGATCTGGATATTTTGTAGTGATGTATCCATAAGTCTCTTCTTGAATAAGTAGTTTGTTATCCTCTATTCTATTAGCAGCATCTTGATCCTTATTATTAACAGCTACTGTAGTAGGATTAAGGATCTGTAATGATGATGGATAGAAATTATAACCAGAAGGTGTTAACGTACCATTATAGATTGAATCTGGTACTGGAGATTTACCAGAACCACTTCCATATGGATCCAACTCAACATAGATCTTCTCATTACTCTTAGCACCTATTCTATACCCACCAAGAGTAGCAGCAGGACGTTTCTTAGGATCTGTAACATTATCACTACCACCAAAGTAAAGCTTAGTATTGCTACCACGTGATGCCTGAACATCCCATGTATAGTAATCAATTCTCTCATTATTAGCAGTTGAATCAATTAATTTTTCTGGTGGTATAATAGCATCGATGTATCCACCTTTATCTTGGTTAAAGGAATATCCTTTATGTCCTTTAGCATGTAGTGATGTATTACCAAAGTTACTGTTAGAGTTGGTGATACTCATATCACCACCACTTTCCATTAGGAAGTGATCAGCAAAACCAACAGCGAAGATACTAACACACTGAAT